CCGTCACCTGCATTTCTAACTGCATCAGCTGTAAATACAAACTCATTCTTAGATAGTCTAGCTGGCACATCGTCAGCCTTTTCCATTCTACCTATTGGCACAAATCCACCATTATCTCTTAAATCCATCTCTTGTCCATCCATGTCTAATAATGGCATAGTCTTTTTAGCTACAGGTTCTTTAGATCCTTCTTGGTATCCAATTCTACCGCCATCTGCTACTGGTTGAGTTCTAGCGCCATAAAAATCAAATTCCAACTCACTACCCGTGCCTCTTATACCTAGTGATGGGTTTAATTGTTGTGATGCATAATACTCATCTAAAATATCTTTTTTCTCTTCTTCTGTTTTACCCACTAACAATGGTAGTATTGATGCAAGAGTTATGCCACCTTTGAATGTTGGCATTAATCCTCCATAACCACTTGTTAAACCTAATTTACCAAATAAACCTTTTTGAGCTGCAAGTTCAGGAAAACCTCTTAATGCTTGTCCTTTTGCACTTATACCAAATAAACCTCTAGCAATATTACCAGGATTAAACATGCCTTTACTAAAAAATTTTCCTGTACTACCAAACGATCCTCCTATAGCACCTAAACCATATAACAATGCAGCTTTACCTATTGGTGACTTTGCAATTTTCTTAACAGCTCTTGTTGCTTTCTTTAATCCTTTTGCTATACCACCTAGTAAGAATGCTTCTCTGTCTAAGCTGGCTATACCGCCTCTTGCCAGTGGAACTGCTCCTGATTCAGGAACCATATTTGCATATTCTTGAAATAATGGACTAGCTGGATTAGAAAAAGCATCTATTCCAATTGCATTTAATTCAGCCTCTGTCTTTGCTGTATCTAAAGCATCTTTTATTGTTTTACCTCCAGGACCATCAAATATGGCTCTTCCTAATTCAAATACATTTTGATATCCAGTGGCTAACCCTTTTGCAATTTCTGGATTTAAATCTGGATATCTTGCCATAAAATCTAATGCACCTAATTGATGATAGTTTTTAGCTTGTCTAGCTTTTAATTGATCTGTAAATCTATCGTGAGCTAAAAATTTTGTTAAAAAGTTTTTTTTGGCTAGTTGCCTTGCTTGTTTTGCTTGCAGATCAAGTGTTTGTTTTTTTGGTGGTTTACTAATTACACTTGGTGGTCCTTTGGGCCCCTTATCTTCACCACCTCTAAATCCTCCACCTGTATCTGTTCCAGGAGACATGGCCCCTTTACCTGCACTAGCATCTGCTTGTGCACCTTTAAAAAATCCTATCCTACCACCCTCAGCTGCAAACTGACTTCCTGCAATTCTAGGTGTAATACCAAATCTTGCAAATACACTTGATGGGTCTTCTTTTTCTTCTGGTTCAACTGATCTAATACCTGTAAAACAATATGCAGGTGGGTTAGGTCCTAAACAAGGATCACTTGGTCCTCTGTCGTCTCTATCAGGTGGATCGAATCTTTTTAAATAATCTTGAAAACCTTGTCCTAAAATATCTTTTACATCAGGATCTCCTAGTGATGAAACATCATCATCAAAAGACATAGTTGGTTTGAATGTGGTTGTTGGTGCTCCTAAACTCATTGGTTGTTTTAAACTTGTGTCTTCTAAATCTTCTGGTCCAGCTATTATATCTATACCTAAACCGCCAAGTTCATTCATAATTCTGTCATATTCTGCTTTTTCCTTTGGATCATTTAAATCTAAACTATTAATATAATTTTGTCTTTGAATTGCATTATTCATTCTTACAAGTTTTGATCTATTTATTGAGTCTACAAATTTTGTAGCAGTTGGAAATATTGCATCAATAATTCCTTTTTTTCTAAAAGCTCCTTTATTTATAGCTCTCCTTAAATCTTGTTTTACTTCTTTAGGTGTCCTTGCTTTTTCAAGTATCATTGTCCCTGGAGGACCACTTGGATCTGGTCTTTCAAATCTACCTGTCTTAGGATTATATCCTGGTGCTACATCATCATCTTTAGCAGTAGATCCACCACTAGTACCTGGTTTAGTTGTAGATGCTTTTGTTCTTCCCTGAACTTCTTGTGCTTTAGCACTTCTATAGCCTTGTCTCGTACCACCAAATCCTGGTTGTACTAACATACCACCATCTTCTAACATCTGTCTATATTGCTGTGCCCTAGTTATAGCCATCGTATCATTCTATTTTGTTTTACCGAATAAATCAAGACTCGGCATTAATATCGTTACATCTCTTCTTATATCAGACTCAGGTATACCCTTAGCCTTCCATTCTTCATCGTTCTTATATTTCTCACCTGTTTTAATGTTAGATATTTCTTCTGTTATCTTTTGTGGTTTTAGCACCTTCATTACGCTATTACCTCTCTTGGCTGTATTTCAAGTATAGAAGCTATGACGTGCAGCTCGTTCGCGTCAGAAGCCTGTACTTTTAATACCTCACTTTCTTCCATTACAAGTGGGTTAGTTAAAAGTTCTGTGGTAGTAATCGTTGCTATAGTTTTTGTTTTAAATAAACTAAATATATTGCTACTAGCATCTACTAAAGTAACATCTATATTGCAACCAGATCCTGCATCGTTAGAAACTAAAATAGATTTTACCACGGCTGTTTTTGCACTTGGCACCGTATACAGTGTTGTTAAGTCTGTTGTCGTTAAATCTACTTTTTTATTTATAAAACTATTAGCCATTACATCATAAAGAAGTTAAATGCTTCTACCTCATCTTTTAGTTCTTGTTGATACGTCGTGTTAAGTTTTTCTATAACACCATCTAAGTCTCTAGTCTGTGCCTCAGCTACTGTATAATCATACTCTTGTGATGGCCTTGTTAATACTTGTGTTATCTTTGCCATTATCTTCTCCCATCTGGTTGTATATCTAATCTAAAAGTTCCTAGTTTCCAACTCTGGTCAACAGCAGTATTTTCTATTTTTAAAGCTATGGCTCTAGCTCTAGCTCTTGTATCTACTTTTTGAGTGCTTGACGTTACGTCGAAAGGACCTAGTGATGAACTAGCTTGAGAGTCATTTGGAAAGTTTCTTAATTCTAAAGTAATTCTTGTTGAACCTGTTTGAGATATGAAATCTGGTATAAATCTTCTTATCTTCATTAAAAATTCACCATCTCCTCTAAGATCTGCTCCACCTGTGGTTTGACCAGTAACACTTCTTCTTTGACTTATATCAAAATCTCCAGAAGATATATTTGATAGTATTGCAGTTATAGTTCCATTTTTATTTTGATCTGTTCCTTTTTCATGTTCATAATATGCAGTTCTACCTTCTGTGTTTCCTACAACATCAAAAGATGTATCGGTAGATGCATCATACTCTAAAGCATGTGGGTTACCAAATACTGCAGAGTCTCTCCACATAGTTCTTGCTAACGTTCCTACTGTCCATACAGGTCTTTGTGGTGATGAATCAAAATAATTATATGTGACCTGTTTATTAACAACGTTAGATGTTTCTGATGGGTAAAACCAAATAACTTCTCCAAACAGATTATTTAATCCTGCTGAAACCATTTGATTACCCGAGGCTAAGTTAATATCATTATATACATGATCTTCTACCAAACAAGGCAAAGATTCTAGTTTACCAGCGTATCTAAAAAAACCATTCTCCGACATCCAATATGCAGCACCGTCTACCTCAACACATGCGTTCTGTCCAACAAGTCCACAATGTGTTCCAACTTGAGCAAAGGCAAAGGTAAATGGTGATCCAACAAATCTTTGTGTAAACAAAGCTGTGTCAGTCCAAACAAGAATCGCATCTCTACCTCTGATCGCTCCTCTGATCTGTGATCCGTCGGCCAGTCTTTGTGTGCCAGCTGTATTGGTTGCTGTTGGTGTATACGTATTAATATCCTCTTGGTCAGAGAATCTTATAAACATGTCATCTTGTGTTTCTGGACTTCCTATGGTTGTTTCTGTCCCGTAAAAAACTAAGTGTCTATCAGGTGTTGATACAACCATATGCCTTGATGCAGTTGGTGCACCGCTTATAATTGTAGCTCTTGTTTCTGTTGCGTTTCCTAAACTAGAATCCCATTCAAAACATGAACTATCGTGAATTAAACAAATCGCTTTATCTCCAAAGTTATCGATAGACCACATACCTGGATCTAAAGCTAAACCTTCTTGAGTTTGTTCGTTCCACGCACCATAACCTGTAGCACTTGTAACTGTAACACCATCACTGTGAGATGCAGCTGTGGTTCCTCTGGTGCCTCTTGTTACACCTGTCAAAGTATTACTATTCACACCAGTGTATTGAATCATCTCTGTTCCAATCAAAACAAAGTTAGTTCCTGTAGATGGAAATTGCGCTGCGTTTGTTAAAACAATAGTTGTGGTGCTAGAGTTTATAGCTCCATTTAAAGTAGTAGTCACAGCTCCTGTATCTACACCTCCATATGTACCTAAGCCCCAACCAAAACCTTTTTCTTGCACAGCAGATCCAACTGGAAAATAGTGTTGAACACGAATACCTCCAGAAGCAGTGGCACCTGATCCAGATTCATTTGATGGCATAGTTATTGTTAAAGTTGTTCCGCTAGGGACAGATGTCACCATAAATTTTTTATCATTAAAATCAGACGCTGCAAAATTAGATCCTGTGATAGTAGAAAAATTATCTAATAATATTATATCTTGAGGATTTATATTGTGAGCTGTTGGAAAAGTTATTGTAACTGTTGGTGATCCGTTGGTCGTGGTAAATGCACTTGTAAGCGTTGTTGTGGTTTTAATGGGATGTATATCATAAAATACGTTACCAGAAAACGCATACAATATTCTATTTGTGCCAACTATGGCGTATCTTCTGCCTTCACTATTTACATAGTGGTGTAAGCCTCTTCCTGCACCAGTTAATTCATTTGAATTTAATTGTCCTAATTGGTTCCAACCACCTATTTTCTCAGGTATTCCATATCTAAATCTTACATTATCACAGTCAACCCATTGACCCTCAGCCCCTGTGGCTGTGATTTGTTTATTAATACCTGGTTGAAATCCTATCTTTTGTAGCATAATACCTTGTATAGCAAATCTGCCCCAAAAATAAACGAATTATTTAATCGTTAAATGAACAAAACTATCACTGCTAGGATCAGAAATATCTCCTATTGGTATAAAATTACACGCTAAAGATATCCTAGGAGCACTAGACTCATGTAGGCATACCTTGTGATACATCTCACTAGGAAAGAATATTATCATGCTGTTCTCTGGTTTTATTCTAATAGTTTCAGAGTTGAAATTATTATACTCTATTGGAGTTAGCTGAAACATCTTATTAACATTATAATCAATAAAGCTTAATGTTCCTGCCTTATCATCAACATCTATATATAATATACAACTAATATACGCATTTCTATGGTTGTGAAAACCAGACTCTTCATTCTTTTCTGTTTTAGTAAACCAAGATGTTGTCATGGTAAACTTATGTTTATATCTTAAAACATTTTCTGTATAAAAATATAACTCATCCATAATCTGTTTTTTTAAATTTTTAAACTTAGGTAAATTTAAAATATTCTTGCTTTCACTAAAGCTAGATATATTTTTAGGGTCTTCAGGTATTCGATGCCCTGCCTTTACAAATTTTTTACCTAT